ACTTACAAAACAGAAGTCGATGAAATTTGTAATACAAAATTAAAATTAAATTGGGAAAAATTAAGAAAACAAGTCAAACAGTTTGGTATGAGAAACTCAACACTATCAGCACAGATGCCTAGTGAAAGTAGTTCTGTTGTTAGTAATGCTACTAACGGTATTGAACCACCAAGAGGTTACTTGTCAGTTAAGAAAAGTAAAAAAGGACCATTAAAACAGATAGTTCCACAGTATAAAACATTAAAAGAATATTATACTTTGCTTTGGGATATGCCTGGTAATGACGGTTACATTAATATAGTTTCAGTGATGCAGAAGTTTTTTGATCAAGCTATATCAGGTAACTGGAGTTACAATCCAACACAATTTGAAAACAACGAAGTACCAATGAGTGTTATGTTTAAAGATTTATTAACAACGTATAAATTAGGTTGGAAAACAAGTTATTATCAGAACACATACGATTTTAAAACAGACGCTTCAGTCGAAGTAGAAGTAGCACCAATTCAACAGGCGGCCCAGGAGTTTGCAAAAGCAAATTTAGAAGTTCGTGCTGAAGATGAAGACTGCGACGCTTGTAATATATAGGTAAATATCAAAAATGGCAAAGACAATTTTTAACAGAAACGAAATCGATTTCACTAAAGAACCAATGTTCTTTGGAGCGGATCAGAACGTACAAAGATATGATATATTCAAATATCCACAGTTGGATAAGTTGAATCAAACAATGTTGGGTTACTTCTGGAGACCTGAAGAAGTCAGTTTACAAAAAGACAGGGTTGACTATTCTACTTTCAGACCTGAACAAAAACACATATTCACATCAAACTTAAAATATCAAACACTACTAGATTCAGTACAAGGTAGAGGACCAAGCTTGGCTTTCTTACCTTATGTTTCAAATCCAGAACTAGAAGGTTGTGTTATTACTTGGGATTTCTTTGAAACAATTCACTCACGTAGCTATACACACATTATGAAAAATGTATATGCTAACCCAAGTGAGGTTTTTGACACAATATTAAATGATAAAGAAATTGTAAAACGTGCGATATCAGTCACACAGAACTATGATTCATTTAGTGAAGCGGCACTACAATATACAGTAAATGGTAATGGTGACCTTTATGAGCTTAAGAAAAAATTATACCTTGCAATGGTAAATGTAAACATCTTAGAAGGATTACGTTTCTATGTTAGTTTTGCTTGTACATTTGCATTTGGTGAACTTAAACTTATGGAAGGTTCGGCAAAAATAATTTCATTGATTGCTAGAGACGAATCTCAGCATTTAGCACTTACAACACACGTAATTAAAAACTGGCAACAAGGTGATGATAAAGACTTTACAAAGATTATCAAAGAATGTGATAGTCAAGTATATGATATGTTTAAAACTTGCGTAGATGAAGAAAAGGCGTGGGCAAAACATTTGTTTAAAGATGGAAGTATTATTGGTTTAAACGACAGACTACTATACAAGTATGTTGAGTTTATTGCCAACAAGCGATTAAAAGCAATAGGTATGGAGCCAATCTTTGAACAACCAATAACACAAAATCCATTACCTTGGACTCAGCACTGGTTATCGTCATCAGGGCTACAAGTGGCACCACAGGAAACTGAAGTAGAAAGTTATATTGTGGGTGGAGTAAAACAAGACGTAGACAAAGATACATTTAAAGGATTTAAATTATAATGTTAAAAGAAATAATAAAAAAAGATGATATCATAGCATTAAAGCTTGTATCTGGAGAAGAAGTTATTGCTAAGGTTGTTATAAATGATGAAGCAACTCTTACTGTACAAAAACCATTAACACTAATTCATACGCCAAAAGGACTAGCTATGAGTCAGTATATATTAATGCAAGATATGACTCTTCCAGTACAGATTGCTAAAGAGAAAATTATAGTGACTACTAAGGCTAACATAATGGCCAGTGAGCAATATACTACAACTCTATCTTCAATCAAGAAACCAACACCAGCAGAAAAGTCAAGCATAATCACTAATTAAGTAGGTATAAAAACAGTATATAAATACTGTTATGCCAGCAGTAACACGATTAGGAGATGTATGCACAGGACACGGATGTTTTCCGTCTAGAGCCAGTGTGAGTGGATCTCCGACAGTTTTTGTGAATGGAATACCTGTACACAGACAAGGTGACTCTTGGGGAGTTCATTGTTGTGGTGTATGTCACGGAAGTGTGTTAGTGAGTGGTTCGCCAAGTGTGTTTATTGATTTTCAACAAGTTGGTAGAATAGGAGATCCCATAGCTTGTGGTAGCACAGTAGCAAGTGGATCTGGAAACGTTTTTGTAGGAGGATAATTATGTCAAAAAATATATGGGGTATAGGAAAAGATATATTAAATTTTCCAACTGACCTAGTACCAGTATCAAGTTTAATGAGTAACACCCAATCGACTTTAATTAATAGTGGTTTACTTGATCAAGTTGATTTTACTGATCCTTGGGGAAGAAAAACCAAAGCACACCCTGGTTTACAAAATCCTCACAATGATACTTTAACACAAATTGCAAATGGTTGGAACTCAAGAATGTCAGTTATGCCAGATGGTTGGAATGACGGCACTTACGCCAACAGAGCGGTAGTTGATGGTTCAGCATTAGGCACTGGTATGAGCTCAAGGAAACTGACTGATACTGAAGTTAAAGATATTGGATTCGCAGAAGGCATATTAAAAGATTTTACTCATTTAACTAATAGACAATCCGGAATGGATATTATGGAATATGCTAATCCAAATAGTTTATGGTCAGTAATGGGTAACACAGGTACATTTGGTATGGAAGTTGGATTACCAACATCATCAAGCTTTCCAGGTGGTATAGTTGTTCCAGGTGTAACAAACTATCTTGGTGTAGCTAGAACTATGAATGAGCTTGGCCAAATTTTAAGTAACGTTCCAAAAGGATATTCATCAGGTCCTTGCAAATTTATTGAAGATATAATGGGTGCCATAATGAAGGGTGGCTCAATATTAAATGATATATTAGCCAAAGTACTTGATGTACTAGGTATCATTGGTCTTGTAAATGCAGTACTTGGAATGGTTAAGATGCTTATGGATATGATCAAAGAAGATCTAAGAAATTTAGGTAGTGCTATTGAAAGAATGAAACAAGCGGCATTGTCTGGATTATTAGAAGCATTAATGAAAGATCCTTGTATGAAATACTTAATCACATCAGGTATAGCAGTAGCAGGCACAATAGCAATATTAAAAACCACATCACTATAATTCTTCTTGTATTTTCCTAAATTTCGTGTATAATAACTCTACAACGTTGAAGTTGTCGTAATAAATTATATGGACGTGGGGGCAGTACCCACCACCTCCACCATAAACACATTTACCGAGTGTGCTTTTGATGGGGGTGAACCAGGATCGACAGTAATTGAAAGGGCAATGGAGTTGTCCGGATGTAAGCTCGGTTAACGCGAACAAACTTATAAATGCAGATGAAAATCTAGCACTTGCGGCCTAATACGTTAGGCTAACGGGGTCCGGAGGTACCTGGCAACAGAAACCTCCACTTATTATAGTTGGAGATACAAATGAACAAGATTAAAAAATTTATTAGAGATAGCTACACACTTTCACCACTTGCATTTTGGTGTGAAATGGTTGAAGCTATATTTTTAATTACAGCAAGTGCGATACTAACATTTACAATTTTAGATCCTGCTACAAGAATCTTCATTCCGATGTATTTTCTTGGATCAGCATTAGGTGTAGTTAGTGCCGTAATACGTAAAGCGGCTTTTGTAATTGTGTTATGCAGTTGGTTCACAATAATGAATGCAATAGCATTGATACAGTTGTTTATACTATAGTTAAATACAGATATGGCAGACGTACATAAACATTTAATAATTAGAGCAGAAACTAATAAAACACCATCTGACCCAGCTTGGGCTCACCAGTGGTTAACAAAGTTAGTAAAAAAAATAGGAATGAAAATTTGTCAAGGTCCTATTACTGCTTATGTTAATGTTCCAGGTAATAAAGGATTAACTGGATTGGTAGTTATTGAAACATCTCATATTGCTTTACATTGTTGGGATGAGGAAACACCAGGACTGGTACAACTTGATGTTTACACTTGCGGACCACTAGATGAACAAATTATTTTTGATGAAATAAAAAAGTTTGATCCTGTTTGTGTAGAATACAAATATTTAGATAGAAAAAGAAACTTGAAAGAAATTGATGTCAGTAAAAAATAAAATAGTTAATTGGGGTAAAGAATTATCAATACTAGAAGGTATAGATAGATTACAATATCTGGTTGACCTAGCAGATAAGAAAACAACGTTACCGGCCGAAAAAAGAATCAAAGCAAATATGATTCCTGGTTGCATATCACAAATTTGGGTAGACATTAGACTAGAAGATGATAAAGTTATTGCAGAATATGATTCTGATGCAATGATAACAAAAGGAATTACAAGTGTAGTGTGTGATTGCTTTACAGGATCCACTAAAGAAGAAGTTAGTAATATAGTTGTAGAAGATTTTCAAAACCTTAATATTCAGCAATTATTAACGGCACAACGACAAAATGGTTTAGGAAACCTTATCGCTACCATCATACACAAGTCCCAGCAATTATAGTAGTAGTTAAGTTTTGGTTAACCACCGTTTAAATAGTTGGTGTCAAAACTTAGGAGAGGCATAAGTGCAATCTTCGTAACATTAATGTTACTCATTGCTGTTATATCTTTAGATTCGTATTCTGAAG